GCGCTGGAGGAAGCGACGGCCTGCTTCATCCGATTCTGCAGCAGATTTTAGGTGGCACGCAGAAGGACGGCATCCTGGGGGGGCTGCTCTCCGGAATACTTGGAAGCGCCGGCGGTGGAAAGGGCGGCGGTGGCGCGGGAGGAGCTGGTGGGCTGCTCTCGCTACTGCCCGGGCCGTGGGGCGCGGTTGCTGGCGTGGGCCTCTCGCTACTCGGGGGATTGTTCGGGGGTGGCAGCCACGGACCGGCGGCGCCCGTGGTGGACAGACCTGGCGCCGGTGACACGGTGCATGTGAATATGGACCTGCGGGGCGCGTTTGTGCCGGACCAGCGGGGGATCTCGATCCTGGCGGAGATGGTGGCGCATCACACCATCGCTCAGCTCAAGACGCGCAACTCGGTGAAATAGGGGGCGACAAGTGAAGTTCGGTTCATTTACGTTCCCAACCGGTTGGTACTGCTCGGAGGACAGCGACGAGCAGACCGTCCCGCTGGTGGACATCCCGAGGCGGGACGGTGCGGCATTTCTGAGTGCGCAGCGCAAGCAGCGGAACTGGACGGTGATGGGGGCCTTTATCCTGGGGGATCTCGGCTGCACGGACGTGCGGGTGAGCCTGGACACAATCAAGGCGGCGCTGCTGGGAAATGGGGCCCAGAACTTCTACCTCGATACGGACCGCTACTGGCGAAATGTTCAGGCGCAAATTGTTCCAACGAAACACGATGCGTACTACCGGCTCTATTGTGAGCTGCAGGTGAAGCTGCTCGGGCCGGATCCGTTCCAGTATTCGACTGCGACCACCACGACGGCGGAGCTTATCGCGGCAGGGAGCCCTTATGACTACCTTTCGACGTTGGGGAACGCCTACGCGCTTCCTCAGTGGTACATCAAGGGTTCGGCGGCGCTGAACTCGGCGTTTGGCTGGGTGCTGACGAACACGACGACCGGCGAGGTGGCTCACTTAAGCGGGGCGTGGCCAGGGAGCACGGACGGATATTTCATCATCGACAGCCTCGCTCAGACGGTGCAGTTTGCGCCATCTCTGGGCGGAACGGCCGGTCCGGCGGATGCGAACCTGAGCAGCGCGGTGGCGGGGATGGGCTACTTCGAGGGGCAGTTCCCGCGGCTGAGCACGGGAAACAACGGCTATACGCTGACGCATACCGGTGTGGCGCCGGCGGGGCTGTGGGCTGTGTTTAATGGACGGTGGCTCTGATGCCTGGCGGGAGAGATTTCGACGTCAGGCTCTACACGCCTGTGGCAGCCGGAGGAACTCCGCCGGTTGTAACGGTGCCCGCGAACGGGGGTTCCGGCACCAATTACACGACGCCGGCGAGTCTGCCCTTTGCCATCCCGGCCGGGACCTACGTGGCGGCGACGCTCACCAAGACTTCTGGGGCGAACTCGGTGGGCGGGCAGACAGACAACCTGGCCACAGCCTCGGGAAACGTGACGACGGCGCCGAACTCCAATGGGGCGGGAGTGGGGTATGGGTTCTCGATAGCCTTTTCGCCCGCGATGATCGCGGACATCAACACCGCGGCCGGTGGGACCCTCTCGGTGGCGTGGACTGTCTCTGCGGGGTCCTCCACCGCAAACGGCGCAAGTTGGGCACTGACCCTCTCGCCTACGCCGCTGCCGGCCGGATGGGAGCGGGCAGAGCTTCCGGACTTTGAGGTCACGGCGGTGGATTGGGAGGTGCTGGAGCGCGGGGGGTTCGGTAACGGGCACGTGCAGATCGCCTGCAACTGGGAGAAGCATTTGCTCCTGGGAACGGAGCGGGTGGACATCTGGGACCAGCTCGGTATCACCCTGCTGTACCGGGGCGACGTGCGGCTGCCGGAGAGCCATCTCGAAATGCTGGAGATGAAGGACCTGGCGCTCTATGGCCGGGTGGCAGCCTCGGGGGACTGGCTGATCGGCCGGCGGTATGTGTATCCGACGCTTAGCGATCTCTCGGTTGTGGCGACGGATCTGTTTAATGACGTGGTGAAAAGCTTCGACGCGACAGCGGTAACGGACATCCAGGCGACGGGGGCGTTTGTGCAGCCTGGCGAGCTGCTGGACTGGGCTGGGACGAGTCTGGCTTCGGCGATGGATGCGCTGATACAGAGGGCGCCCTCGCAGGCGATATGGGGATGGGATACAGTCGCGGACCCGGCCGGGGGGCTAGTGCCGGTGAATCGCTTTTATCTGCGGCCGCGAGCCCAAGTGAACAAGTACGACTACAGCGCCGGTGGGAGTGTCTCGGCGCTGGTGTATCCGGTGGACACCACCGCGATCGTCAACAAAATCCACGTCATCGGCGGTCCGGCCTTGCAGCCCAATTTGTCGAACAACGGCGGTTTTGAGAGGCCCGTCGCTCCGGATGAGCATCATGGGAATTTGCTGCTCGATGGAACGTTCGAGGGGAGTGTCTTCAGCTACACCCGGTTTTTAGGAGTGGTCACCGGCGGAAGTGGGACGAACGCCCACTGGGCGTTTCTGAACGACGCCTCGCTCAAGGACACGGCTCACCCGGGCGGCGGGCAAAGCAATCCGAATGACGGCCGCTGGTGGGTTTCTCTCGACCAGAACACCGAGACGGTGCAGCAGGCGATTGCCATTGACCACACCAAGATCCTGCGGGGGTGCGCGTGGATCCGGCGCGGGACGGTGGGCACAGCGGCGACGTGCAACCTGTTTCTGGATGCGATAGACGCTGGCGGGACAGTGCTCGGGACAGTGGGGCATCCGAGCAACCCGGTCGACCCGGGACTCTTGGCGACGTCGCTGGCTGACTCGCTCTATCAGCGGCTGACGTGGGACGCGGACTTCACCTCGGGGACCTACGCGACATGCACCCAGGTGCGGCTTCGGGTGGTGGGGCTTTCGGGCACGAATAACAACGACGGCGTATACGTCGACACTTGCGGTGTCTGGTATCGAGACGTGGTGGTCCAGACCGCGTGGATCACGTCCCAGAGCTCTACTACGAGCAACCCGAGCGGACCGGTGAGCCCGGCGCCCACAGTGGATTGGGTGCATAAGCCGAGCTCCAGCGGAGACAGCACCGCGCCGATTCAGGGTGGCTACTGCGTCCGGATGATTGGGGCGCCGGCAAGTGGTGGGTGGGTGGAGCTGCAGCAGGAGCTGTATGCCAAGGCGACGGGGAAGAGGTTTCAGACCTACTCGGCTTTGGTGCAGTTTCGGGTTCCGGACGGGGCCGCGGACGCGACTGTCACCGTGGGGTGCTACGCCTATAACTCGGACGGGAGTTTGTGGGCGGTACTCGAGGGTGATTTCTTCGTGGGTGGCAGCGACGGCAACTGGCACACCGCTTTTGTGACGATCTCGGTGCAGGATGCGGACAGCGATCTTCAGCCGTTTGTGAGGCAGTACTCGACCGGGACGGTGTACCTGGATGGCTTCATGCTGGTGGTAGGCCCGGTTCCGTTGGAGTGCACGGAGAAGGGCGACTGTAACTTCTGGGAGGGGGCCTCGTACGAGTGGGTGGTAGACACCGACAATACGAGCCTGTCACTTGCGGCGCTACCGGCGGCGAGCATCGCGACGTATGGAGTGCGGAGCAAGGAAGAGGATCAGCCACTGGTGGTTGACCGGCCTTCGGCCGTGGCTTTCGCCGAGGGCTATTTTGCTGCGAATGCGGTGGCCAGGTGCCAGGGGCGAATTACCATCGCGAATGATGAGCGAGCGGTGGGTCTTGATGGCCTGGTGAGGGTGCATAACCTGCCGGGCGAGGCGGGCGGTGCGGCGCCGGCGGACCAGGCGCTGGTCCCGGTCCGCGTGAGGTGGCAGTATTCGGCGGCTGGGTCCGTGGTGGACGTGGACGTTAATAACGACCGGCCGAATATGGCGCTGCTGTTTTTGCAGGAGGCGGGGAGCCAGAACAGCGCAGCGGCGTCGCAGCGGGCCGCGGCCGCGGCTGCTGGGGGCGCTGGATCCGGAGGGAATTCGGGGAGCGGACCGTTCAACAATGGCGGCGCGGGGTATTCGACGGGGGCGGCGAGTGTGGCGGGTGTGGTCCGGATCGCTGGGGATCCGCAGAGTATTTCAGCGCAGACTTATTTCAAGCCTGGTTCGGACGAGGTGATTCTGGGGGTGCAGCGGGAAGCCTCGGGGCAGACCGCGAGCCTGATGGAGTGGTATGACGAGACCGGGACGGTGCTCTCGAAGGTGCTGCCCTCCGGAGGCCTGCAAGCGCCCACACTGAAGGCAACCGGCCTCACCGGTGCTACGCAGGCCAGCAGACTGGTGGGAGCGACCGCCAGCGGAGCGCCCGTCGCAGGGACGTTTGCCACAGGCGATCTGGTGATAGACCAGACCGGGACCGTCTGGATCTGCACGGCGGGCGGCACGCCGGGCACATGGGCCAAACCTGGCGGCGGAGCGAGCTCGCGGCAGACGGCTTCGGTCACCACGGCGAGCCTGGCTGCGGGGGCGACCGAAGCCCTGACGGTGGCACTGGCGAAGGGCTACAAGCTGGTTCACGTGACCGCATCGGCAGCGGCCCGGGTGCGGCTGTATGGCGCGAGCTCGTATCGGACCGCGGACGCCAGCCGGGCGATAGGAACCGACCCCACGGCCGGGTCTGAGAACGGCATTATCTGCGACGTGGCGCTCGGCTACCTGTCGTCGCCGCTGTCGTGGGATATGTCTCCGGAAGCGCTCGGGAGCAACCTGGACGGCACAGTGACCACCACGGCCTACTATGCCATCACCAACCTGGGCGCCGGCGCCGCGGCCCTCACCGTTTCGTTCGTTTTCGTTCCATTGGAGAGCTAAGCATGGCAACCGCAACGACCTCGCTGCTTCCTGACAACAGCACAGACACTAACTTCAGAGCTTGGGGATCGTGGATTTCCACCGAGCTGGCGGCAATGGGATGGGTGCAGACGGCCGACACCGGGCAGATTAACTGGACGACCGTCACTCATCCCACGGTGGCGAATACCGCTCAGGGGTATGAGATTTGGAGGATGGCGGACACGCTGCAGGCGACTGCGCCGGTGGTCATCAAGCTGGAATATGGTGGCGGCGCCGCAGCCGCGGACCCATCTGTTTGGATAACCGCGGGCACGGCCTCGAACGGCGCAGGGACACTCACCGGCGCTGCCACTACGCGGCAGCAGCTGCAGTGCGGATTTACCTCGACCTCGTTCGCTCTGCCGTGCTATATTTCCGGCGCCACCAACCGCCTGCAGCTCGCCATGTTCACCAACGGCCTGGCTATTGCGGGCAGCGGCGCAGCTGGATTTATGGTTGCGCTTGAGCGCACGCACGACAATACCGGCGCCGACACCAACACGGCTGTCACATTTGCTGGGTGTAATGATAACTCTGGCTGGAAAACCGTGCAGCAGACCCTCCCGACGACCGGAGGCGGCGGCGCTCCGGCGATGGAGACCAACACGATCAGCTTTGCGACCTCCAACACGTCAGGCACGTACGGAACTTCGACAGGGGTTGGACCAATTTTCCCGTTTTTGGGGCAGTATCTCAATCCCCTGGTGGGGCTCCTCACAGCGATCCTGCCGGACGTGTCGTGCCTGGCCACTGCGACTCTGGCTCCCTACGGCACCAACCACAACTACCTGGTGATCGGTGGGTCCTCGCCGGGATCGGCCTCAAACGCCTTCATGACGCCCAGCGTCCCCGGCAAGACGGCTTCGACCTTCTTCATGCTCTACGAATAGAGGGGCACATGGCATTCGTTACTCCGGGGGGCGAGGCGTTCACGGACCACGGCACCAACCGCAAACTCAGCCGACCGGCGAACATCCTGACGATGACGCCGGCGAAGCTCACACGCACCGTGGGGTATCTGCCGCCGGCGGTCACGACTGGCGGCGGCGGCACGGTTCCAACGACGGGGCAGCTGTGGCCGCGGCCGGCGTAGGCTCCAACCCGCGTGTGAGTATTCGGCGCTGAATAGTCGGTACGCGCGCTGAGCGAGGGGAAACGGCCGGTCGGGATAGGATAGGGGAGACAAATCGCTCCACTCCTTTCTCCGGGCCCCATTTGTGCAACCCTCTTTTGACTTCCTTTCCGGCTGGACGGTGTTGGTTGCGGCCGCGGGCGCGCTCAGCGGCTACCTGCCCGCGGCGCGCGCCTCTCGAAAATACGGCCGCGACGCGCTGAAGGAATCGGCGGAGGGCTGGAAGAGCCTCGCGGAGGTGAAGAGTCAGGAGATCGACACTCTCAAAAACCGTCTCACGGCGCTTGAGACGTCGAACGGCGAGCTTAACAGCAGCTACCGCAAGGCCCTGGAAGTCAATCTGCAGTTGCAGATGGATTTACGAGAGGCGCAGCGGGGCCTCTCGACGCTGCGGGACATCCAGCGTGAACTGGACGCCAGCCGGGCCGAGAATATCGAGCTTCGCGAGCGCCTTGCTGAAACTGAGAGGCAGATTGCGGAGCTGCAGAAGCGTGCGACGCACAAGAAGACGTACGCCCCCTAAGTAGGAGAAATTTATGACCGGGATTCATCTGGACTTTACGACGTTGGCTGTGCTGGTGATCGCACTTCTGGCCGCACCGATTGGGACGCTGCTCTCCGGATGGCGAGAGAAGGCGAGGGCAGAGAGCGCGAAGCTCAAGGCCGAAGCGGAAGCGATCAAAAACCCGACGCTCAGGGTGCTGGCGACCGAGGCGGCTGGGGAGCTGCCGGCGGCGCTTGACCTTGCGGCGAAGGCGTTTACGGCGAGTCGGGATCATGTGGTTGCTGAAGTATCGAGGGTTAATCCGGCCGCGGGAAACCTGGTGGGAACGTTGATTGATACGGCGCTCACTGCGCCACCCCCGATAGGAGCTCCTGTGGCCCCGCCGCCGGCGCCGGTGTTGGGTTCGTGATCCCTGCGCCTGCCGTAGGGCCTATCAACCGGTCGATTGTGCGGGAGGTGTTCGCCCACATGGTCGGCCGGGTGCGGTACGAGATGGGTGCGAAGGTGCGCGATCTCGCGGGCGACTCGCAACTGGTGACGACGGCGGACTGCAGCGGGCTCGTACAGTTTTTGGTCGCTCGGGGATCGGATGGGCGGATCATCCTGCCAGCGGGGTCTGTATCGCAGCGGGAGTGGTGTCTCTCGCACTCTCTAGAGCGGCAGGACTACAAGGCGGCAGCGGGCAATCAGGATAATGTGCTGCGGTTGTGCTTTATCAGCGCCGAGCGGTCGCAGGCGGTGCGGGGGAATCAGAGCGCCCGGCACGCATTTATGATGTTCAACGGCGTCTCATTAGAGAGTCATGGCCGGGGCCTTTCCGGACGTGATGGCTGCGACCCCCGGCCGTGGGATACGGCGGTGCTTCTGTTGTGTGATTACTGTTTCGTGTTCCCCTCCCATCCCTGATCGGGCCAGGGAGAGACGGGAGGCGGGATGAACTGCTTGACGCCGAGAGGGGTGCGCAGGCCGCTGTTAATGACTGCCGGGTCTCAGTCGGTGGTAACGGGGCGACTTGCACGGGCGGGGACGCTGGAGGAGTTCACTCACGCCGCGAAGGACCCGGTCCGGAAGCTGCTCGCCGGTCGGCATCCGGACCGGGTTTCAACGGCGCTACTCGTGTGGGGGGAAGTGGTGGCCAACTGCTACCTACACACGCGATCCCCATACCTGCGGTATTATGCGCAGGCCGAGCGATCTCCGGAGCGAGTGAAGCTGGTGGCGATCTACCTGACGCCGCGGTTCAATACAGCTCCGCCAGAGCCGGAGCTCTATGCACTCTCCGGCCGTGGAATCTGGCTGGTGAGAGAGTTGTGCTCCGAGACGCTGTGGCGATGGAACGGCCCGGAGCTGTGGGTGACGATGCGCCTGAAGTGGGAAATTGAGTAATCAGTTAGTCAATTACTTGATTAGTCGATAAGTGCTTAGTCATTTGCTAAGTGAAAGCTGCGCAGCCAGGTCCTTCGTGAGGGCGGTGGCGATGGCGGCTGAGACGGCGTCGAGGTAGTTGATTTCTGGTGAGCCCGACTGGGTGCTGGGGACCGAGAGGGCCGCGGTGACGGGGGGCAGAAGGGCGGCCTGCAGCACGCCGGCGATCTCGTTATCGAGACCGTGGACGGCGATGGCTGATTCGACCAGGTAGTAGATGGCGGCGCCGGGGAGGGTATGCCAGGGTGGGGCCTCTGTGCGTTGGCAGGGTAGGGGAAACCAGCCGTTGGCGACCATTTTCTGATTTGCGACGGAGGAGACGCCCGCGAGGCGCGAGCGGATGGCACTGCTTACGGCCGGGTCCGCAATGTCCGCGATGATGGCCGGGTCCTTGAGGGCTGTCCCGATCTGCTCTTCGAGCTCGTGAGTAAACTCGCCGAGATTGGGGACGCCGCCGACGTGCTCCAGGAACTGCAGTGCTGCGTTTATGGTGTTCATGTCAACTTCCTTTCGTGGGTGAGGATGATTCCTCGGGGTGGGGCGCAACTGAGGGCAAGTGTTTGCAGGTGTCGCAGTACTGCCCCCAGGGGATCAGACTGCCGCAGACGGCGCACACGTTCGGGAGCTCGAGATCGTGGATTTCGAGAGGGAGATCATGCATGCCCCGCCAGAGACGGCGCCGCAGGGCCGCCAGCTCGTCCTCAATCACCGAGGCGTGGAGATCGAGGAGCTCGGCGCGCTGGGAGTGGTGGCCGTCGAGGTCAACGGCTGGGGCATTGCGGCGAAGCTCCTCAGCGAGCTGTTCCATACGGGCGACGGCGCGACGGGCGTCACCGATGGCGAGCTGGAGTTGTTCGAAGTCGGTGGTCATGGTTCGATTTCTCCTCTCTCGATATCGAGCTTGCCGTCATGGTCCCGATGCCAGCCGGCTTCCAGGAGCGCCGCGAGCGCGGGCCTGTCCTTGCCCAGCATCATTTGAGCGCGCTCGGCGAAATATCGGGCGTGGGCCCACAGCTGCATCTCCGTGGCCTCGGGGTGCCTGCCAACGAGCTGCAGAGCGGCAAAGACCATGTAGAGACGCATCGGGGGAACGACTATCTCCACCGGCTCCGCGTTCGCGAGCCAGATGAGATCCGCCGCGGCTGACCGGACAAGGTTATCCACACTCGCATCCCCGGGCGTATCCTGTCTCGGTGGCAGGCCGATGGCGTGGGCGCATTCACTGCAGATGCCGGGTAGCGCCCACGAGCACCCGCCCGGGCAGGCGTCATCCTCGCTGCATC